AAGCAGCCAACACAGATGTAGAAACCTCTGCCGATAAGATCACCAAGTGGGGCAAGGCTGCAGCTGCTGGCTTTGCTATTGCTGGCGCAGCTGCTGTTAAGTTTGGAATTGACTTTGCTAAGGCTGCTGCTGAGGACATTGCAGCCCAAGAGAAGTTAGATGCAACTATCCGCGCAACGACTGCTGCTACAGATGCCCAAGTTGCAGCGGTAGGCGATTGGATCACTAAGACATCAGTTGCAATTGGTATTACGGACGATCAATTACGTCCAGCCTTTTCTCGTTTGGTTCGTAGCACAAAAGACACCGAGGAAGCGCAAAACTTACTTAACCTTGCGATGGATCTCGCATCTGCAACTGGCAAGCCACTAGAAGCTGTTACTAATGCTTTGGCTAAGGCTTATGACGGTAACTACACTTCTCTCAACAGACTTGGTTTAGGCATTGATGAAAGCGCAATCAAGGCTAAAGACTTTGATGGCATTACCCAAGGACTTGCTGCAACCTTTGGAGACTTTGCTGAGAACGAGGCAGAGACTGCTGCTAAGAAGTTTGAGCGTATCAAGATTGCAACTGACGAAGCCAAGGAATCTATTGGCGCTGCTTTGTTGCCAGTAGTTGAACAATTAGCCGATTATTTATTAGAGACCTTTGTACCTAATCTTGAATCCCTTATTAATGGTTTAACTGGAGAAGGCAGTCTTGCAGAAGCAACTGCTGACTCAACAGACAAAGCCTACAAGTGGGGACAACAGATCAAAAAGATCATTGAAACCGTTATTGACTTCAAAGAGGAACTTATGGCTGTTGCGACAGTTATTGGAACGGTCTTTGTTGTTTCTAAAATTACTGCAGCTGTTACTGCAACGATTGCTCTTATTAGAACTTTAATTACTGCCTATAATGCTTTGAAGGCATCAGCAATTGTTGCAGGAGTTGCCTCAGCCTTTGCTCTTAATCCTTTGCTTGGTGTAGGTGCTGTTGCTGGTGCAGCCGCTGTTTTAGCAGCTGCTAATGCTTTGGCAAATCAAGGCAACGTGGATTTACCACAAGCGCCATCTACTGGATCTATTCCTTACTCAACAGGTTTTGCTCCTACGGCTGGAGGAACTTATAAGCCTCCAACTACGACTACAACCCCGACTCCAAAACCAACTGGATCATCAGGTATTGCAAGTGCGGTTAATGCTGCAACTGTTGTAGCCGATAAGATCGTAACTGGTTCCTTTGGCGCTGGCTCATTTAGAGCTGCCGAGTCTGCATCTTTGGCACCGGTTTACAACATCAACGTAACTGGAGCCTTAGACAAAGAAGGCGTAGCCCGTCAAATCGTTGAGATCATTAACGAATCATCAGCCCGAGGCTCAGGCGGAGCAACTGCCTTCCAGTACGCATGACCGCATGGACTCCCGATTGGGCAGTCTCCATAAATGGCGCTGGAGATGTAACTAACGTAACCCTTGCTAATCTGACCATCACGTCAGGGCGCACAGACATTTACTCTCAGCCTTATGCCGGTTATTGCAACGTTGAACTTATCAACCTAGATCAAAGCCCGATCAACATCGATGTCAATGATGCGGTAGTAATCAAGGTCAAAGACTCCACCGGCACATACGTCAATCTATTTGGTGGAGATGTCACAGACATCGACGTAGAAGTCCGTAACGCGGGTTCTAACGGCATTTCAGAGACTATCCGAATAACTGCCTTGGGTGCCTTGTCCAAACTGCCTAAGATCCTCACAGAGGGCGTTTTAAGCAAAGATTACGACGGCAACCAGATCTACTCAATCCTCTCAGCTTTGCTTTTTGGTACTTGGAACTCAGTCCCTGCTGCGCTTCAATGGGAAGATTACGACCCAACGACAACCTGGGCTAATGCTGAGAATACTGGGCTTGGCACTATTGACCAACCAGGCGATTACGAGTTAGCAGCTCGAAGTGCTGACACGACAGATGTTTACTCACTTGTTAGCGCGTTGGCTACTTCTGGACTTGGTTACCTTTATGAGGATGCCTCTGGTCGTATTAACTATGCAGACTCAACCCATCGCAGTCAGTATCTTGCTGCTAATGGCTATGTCGAGGTTACTGGCAATCATGCCCTTGCCTCTGGTATTCGCACCTCAAAGCGCATTGGCGACCTACGCAATAAGGTCACAATCGAATACAAGGCTAATGCTCAGGAAACTGCCTCAGATGCAGCTTCTATTGCTCTTTATGGCGAGCAGGCTCAGATTATCCAAACAAGCATTGAGGCTCAGGCAGATGCCGAAACCCAAGCAGCCTTCTATCTTTCATTGCGCGCTTATCCGCAAGATCAATTTAGAGCCATTACCTTCCCATTGACTAACCCTGAGATCGATGACTCAGACCGCGATAACTTGTTGAACGTGTTTATGGGTGAGGCGCTAGACATCACAGACCTACCTTCAAACATGGTAGATGGACGATTCCAGGGCTTTGTTGAGGGTTGGACTTTCAGCGCTGGTTATAACCGCTTAGATTTAACTTTGGTACTTTCACCTCTTGCCTATAGCCTCCAGGCTATGAAGTGGGAGAACGTGCCTGTAGGTGAACGATGGAACACGATTAGCACAACTCTCGACTGGTTAAACGCTACAATAGTAGCCTGATAAAGGAGCAAAATGGCAACGACTACTAATTATGGGTGGACAACCCCTGACGATACAGCATTGGTCAAAGACGGCGCAGCTGCGATTCGTTCGCTTGGTAGTGCTGTCGATACAACAATGTTTACCATGGTGCCTAAGACCATTGTAGATGCAAAGGGTGACATTATTGCGGCAACTGCTGCCGATACAGTTGCTCGTTTGGCTGTTGGCACAAACGGACAAGTTTTGACGGCAGACTCAACTGCTGGAACTGGCGTGAAATGGGCATCACCTGCAGGCGGTGCTGCTGGAACATACACATCAAAAGCCACATCGGGTGCAACTTATTATGTCCGCAGCGGCAATACAGTGAATGCAACTGTAGCCCCAGCCGAGGATACAACTTATTACACGCCTATAATTGTTTCAGGTATTACAGCCGATCGAATATTTATCACAACAGCATCAACATTTACGGGAACACCTGTTGTCAGATTAGGTATTTATTCTAATGATGCAACATTAAACATTCCTTCAACTTTAATTGTGGACGCTGGTACGGTTTCACCAACTGCAGCATCAACAGCCTACGAAATAACAATTAGCCAAACTTTAAGCGCAGGTCTGTATTGGTTGGCTGTTAATCTGCAAACTCTTGGCGGTGGAAATGATAATTTTGCTGCTTGTAGTGCGACTAGTGCCGCGTTCTCACCTATTGGAATGGTAAACAATACGCAAAGTGCATTATTACTTGGTAGTGGTTTTATAAATGGTTATTACCAATCAAGCGTGACAGGAGCATTTTCTAACGCAGGAACTTTAATTCGATCAGCAGCAGCAATAACCATCGCAGGATTGAGGTACTAAAATGACAAAAAAAATTAAATCAGTTACTTATGGCGTGGGCGGTCATGACGAAACAAAGCCTGACAACAATGTAATTGAAACACTTTATTATTCTGCTGCAGAAATAGCAGACTTAGAAGCCGAAACAGCAAAGGCTGCTGAAAAGGCTGCATTACTTGCAAAGTTAGGCATTACTGAGGATGAGGCTAAACTTCTCCTCTCATGAAGCCAAGACTAAGTAAAGCGCTTATCCAACTACGAGAGCAGGCAGACGATTCTTATCCAGATCGCAAGCGTGACTCGGATGGCACAATCGGAGACGCAAGACACGCAGCAAGGAAAAGCGATCATAACCCTGACCCTATTTCAGGGTACGTCCGCGCTATCGATCTCGATGCTGATTTCGACAAATCATCCTCCACAGCTGCTTATGTTGCCGATCAGATACGAATTGCAGCCAAGTCAGATAAACGCATTGCTTATGTCATCTTTAATCGAAAGATTGCAAGTGCTCGAAGCCTCTGGAAGTGGCGAAAGTACACGGGAGTCAATCCGCACACCAAGCACATCCATGTCAGTTTTACAAAGGCTGGCGATACGGATTCGAAGTTTTTTAACATCCCGTTACTAGGAGGAACAGATGAAACAAGACCTGAAAAAGATGTTAGCAAGT